CAGATAGGGCGAGTTGGAGATTACTAAATGAGTGGGCGTAATTATCCCATCACCAACGATTATACCATGAAAATGGGTTCTGTCAAACGCTTTAAGCATTGATACGACTTTCTGCTATTGCAAAGTAATCTTTATCTAACTCTATGCCTACAAAGTTTCTGTTAAGGTTCTTACAGGCTACTCCTGTAGTTCCTGAACCCATAGTAAAGTCTAATACTGTATCATTTTCTTGAGTATAAGTTTTAATAAGATATTCCATTAAAGTTACAGGCTTTTGAGTTGGATGATTACCAACTTCTGTATTAAACTTTTGAATAGTGCTTGGGTATCTTAATTCATTATTACCATTATGGTTAGCATGGGTCATTTCTAAATTACCAAGTGCTTCTCTTTTGCCTGTATTTGTTGGATTATATTTGTATTTAGTTCTATCTAAACCAGCACCTTTTCTTTGTTGCATTATAGGAAAGTATTTGGGTGATGTTTTACAAAATACCAATACACTTTCATGTTCTTTCATTGGTGCATATCTTAATGTAGCAAAATTACTACCCCTATTTTTTTCCCATATCCATTCATGCTTAAACATTTTAGTATTTGACATAACTAAATTAGATGTAAATGGCTGACTAGCAGTAAATATAATTGCACCATTATCTTTAATAATTCTATTTAACTCTTTCCACATAGGCTCAAAAGGAATAACACTATCCCATTTACAAGCTGTAGTTCCATAAGGTGGGTCTGTAATGATGGCATCTATACTAGCGTCAGATATATCCTTCATTAACTCTAAACAATCACCATGCAATAATTTAAGCATTTATTCTTTTTGACGCTATCGTGAGCAGGTTATCCATTGCCATCTCTAATTTGTATTCATACGCTAGTGGTTTCCTAGCTTTTAAGTATCTACAGTAAAGTGCGTCTTGTTGTTCTTTAGGCAGACTGTGTATGATCGCATCTAGCGTTCTGACGTTAGTCATGTCTTGAGCTGAACACATATCTTCAAACGCATCTGTAGTAGACTCGCCACCTGATACCATGCCTAATGACTTACTAGGATAAGATAGCTTATGGTTAGATGTGTGCATCCATAAAGACCAGTCATCTAGTATTGCAAGTAACCTATCTGTTGTTATCAACTGACATCCTTAACTTTACAATGCCATTTTTTCTTTTCGTCTTGATGCCATCCATGCACATGGATAGTCCATCCTGCATCACGAACTGCACCTACATTTTCATGGTCTGCTATCTTTTTAACTCTTGCTGACATATTGCTTGCTGTTGTTGTTTGAACTACTAATACTTCTTTACCTTTTAAAGCAAGTAAGTCTATAAAGCCAAACAAGTCCTGACGTATCCTCGCAAAACTATTCCAATGCTCTACTACTGCTACTGTGTATCCTTCTTCTCTTAATTTTTTTAGTGATAATTGTGTAGGGCTAGTCGCCATTGTCTACCTTCTGCAACTCACCTGTAGACTTGTTAAGTTCGTATTCTTGTAGGTGTGGTGATACATCATCACTACGTTTTTTCTTGTTGAATATTTTATCCCAATTATATTCAAAGTTTTCTTTATCTTTTATAGGTCTAGCAGAGCTGCCCTTGCCCATTATTTATCCTTTGTAAAATATACAAAAATTAAACAACCAATTCCTATGACTAATAAAAATGGCACTATTACAATCCACTCTGCAACTTCTTTAGCTAACCAAAATTTAATATACTCACCCATTACTTTACCTCCAAATGTCCGCTAGTAAATAAATATCCTATAGTTCTTCTGTGTGCATTTTCCCATAGCTCTATGCGTTCTTCTCTGCTTAACTCTTTACCATTATCTATTCTTGCGTGGCACATACTACATAAGTAACTTATGCGATAGTCGTGGGACTTGATGCCGACTCCTTTGCCATCTCTTAATTGATTAGAGTGTGCTGCCACTATAGTGCCATCCATAATACCGCAATTCATACATGGCGCATCTTTAGCTAGTTTAAGTAGTTTAGGGTTACGATAGTTCATAATATATTTTTTAATATATGCACAATAACATCTACAGTCCATCCATTTCCAATATGGTGAGCAGCCTGGTTTCTATTTAATATTTTAGTATATCCATCTGGAATAGTCATACATCTTTCTAATTCTGTTTGCGTCATATACCTACAACTGTCTTGACTAAAATTTTTATCTTCAAATATTAAAGTTGTAAAACCTGTTTGTCTATACCTACGAACCATTTTATCTTTACTTGCTAAAGGTCTTGAGTCTGAAGAAAGTAAAGCTCTAGCCTTTTCTCTATCAGTATATCCACTTTGTAAAACATCTTTTAATTTAATGTTTTTATCTTGTGGTTGATCTACGTTTGGTATATTAGTCCAATATAATCTATTGCGTAATGATGCTGACACTAAACTACTATTAATTCTAATTGGTTCTACTTTAAATAATTTACTAATAACATCTTTATCTTCTTGTTTCATACCACCAACATTTTCAAATAAAAAATATTTAGGTTGTACTTCTTGGAATATTCTTAAATATTCAAAAAATAATGATGACTTTTGACCAGCCAATCCTTTTCTATTTTTCATAGCTGCTGATAAGTCTTGGCATGGTGAACCACCCATTAATAAATCAATATCCTTAAACTTACTTCCATCACATTGAAATACATCTGAATAGTAATGTGAATTAGGATAATTAAATTTAGAAACTAATTTTGCTCTTTCGTCTATTTCATAAGCATGATATTCACAATCAATACCAAGTTTATCTAATGCTATACGTCCACATGATATTCCATCAAATAATGATAATACGTTCATTCATCCCATCCCCATCCATAACCTTGCGCCCAAATTTCTATCTCTTGTTGGTAAGCTGCCATCTCGCTAGTGGTAAGTTTAGTTGTAGACTTTATAAGCTCTACAGGGTTGCCTGCTATTTCTGTTTGAAAGCGTAAGAACTTGTATCCCATGAGTTCGTGTATCTTATCTTTCTCTACACCTAGATGATTACCTACGCTTGTATATAATTCCCAGAGGCGTAAATTTTGCTCAAGACTTCTGTTAAGTTTTGTATCTGTAACTGTTACACGCCAATGCTTTGTCCAGTCAAGGCTTTTTAACTTCTCTATTAGGTTGGGTAAGTTTGCTTGTGTTAGTGACCATTTTATCATCATGCCATCCTTTAGACTTAATTATTTTACCATCATTAAAAGTAATTTTATATTCACAATTACCAAATAACTTAAACCAAGTTGTATCTTCAAATTTCATATTGGCTTCTCATAATATCTCATACCTTTAGGTTCATACCATAATGGTATTTTACCTTCCCATTCATAATGTCTTTGCTTACATACATACAAAATACAATCAGGCATACGCTTAACTTCATCATCATCAAGTTTACCTGCTTCCAAAAGGTCAGTTTTTTTCTTATTGCGATAGACCGATACTACATTATCCACTAGGTTAGTCAAATGAGTAGAACCTGATACTTGATGTTTAGTGGGAGCTTTACCTTCATGCTCGTCACCTTTCCTGGCATGAGCTACAACAAATATATGGCAACCTGTATCTCTTGCAGCTACACATATTTTATCCATAAATAGCTTCTGGTCGTTATAAGCATCTTCGGCTATATCGCCTACCTTCATTAAACTATCTATTATAATAAAATTACAACCGAGTTGCTCAACTGAAAAATAGATAGAACTTAATATAGTTTTGCTAGTGGTTGTATTTTCTTGCTCGTAAATATATAACTTACCATCTGCACCACTACAAAATTTATTTATGTATGCTTCAGACGGATGATTACTGCCTAAAGACTGCCTTATAAACCTAGCGAGTGTAGACTTGGGTTGCATCTCATAACTAGCCACCATGCACTTACTTGTTTTAAGTAAATGTAAAACAATGTAGTTCAACAGTAATGACTTGCCAGCTCCACTCCAACCGGTGATTAAAGTTGTTTCACCACCACGAAGCATCCACTTATCATAAGTGCTAGACCAAGGTAAAGTCTTTCCACTCTCTACTTCATTATTAAAATATGCTACGACCTGCGGTATGTATTCACTAGGGTTCTTAATATTAAGATGTTCGTCATTGTTACGACTCTCAAAATAGTTTTGAACTGATGCTTCATTAATAACTAACTGTTGCACCTTATCCGCTAATGACATAATGAATATGCCTGTCTTAATCTTTCTGCTGCTAACATAAGTCTTTTATGATCTTCTAGTGGTAAGGTTTTGCCTTTACTTAATTCTATAGAAGCTAATGCCACTAATAATGTTTCATGGCTTACAGTCTTTAAAACAGAGTAAGGGTTAAATGCTTTTCTGACAGGTTTAAAGTCACCAAGACGTTTAGGAACTATATCATCCAGGCTTAAACCAACATTGCCGAGTATATCAGTTATGCCACATCCAGCAAAACAATTTATAAGGATACGACCATCTGATAGTTGTTTCACCCCAAGTGAAGCATTCTTGTCATTGTGAGCAGGACATAAGCATTGGTATTCATTCTCACCAGACTTATATGCTTTCTCAAAGTAACCTATTATTTCATGGATATTCATACTAAACCTATCCTATCTTTTTCTCTTATATCTTCTCTTTTTTTCTTTTCTTCTCTCTTATCTTCTTCTCTCTTATCCTCTCGTGCATAGCCATTATACTTGTCGTATATAGAATTGACTGAACCACTCTCAAACCAAGCGTTTAAGGCTTTTATCATGCTTTCTATAAACTCTGGTGTTTTATGTAGCCTAAAGCATATTTTTCTTAATTCTGGCAACTCGCCATTTCTTTCAGAAGCTAAACACCATAATTCAAATAGGGTTGCTTTTTGGTCAGAATTTAGGTCATGCCAGTCAGGGTCAGACAAAATATCCCTGCCATAAACCTTAAACCAAACCATACTTGACTTGTTTTTGAAGTGCTGAAACTTGCTCCAATTGCGGACTTTCATAGGTTTTCCTTAAAATATGAGTAAATTGCCTAGAAACCCTACTATAATTATTTTATATAATCAAGATATTTATATTATATTTTACTTGACTTTCATTTTTATAACCACTATTGTTCATTTGTAATACATTTTAATTGGGAGATTACAAATGGCAAATGCTCAAATTGATACTAAAAAAGCATATTTATCTAGCGAATTTGGTGAAAATTTTGCTCGTAAAATATTTGGTGATGAACTTATTAATCAATTACCACGCACTACTCGTGGTGAACGTAAAGGTAAATTAAAAGGTTATATTGTTTGGGATAAAGTTATTGCAGGTGGGATTACTACAAAAAAATATGTGCGAGATGGTGGTTATGCTCACGAATCTCAAAGATATTTAGAAACTCGTAAAAATTCAGTTATCTATGCTGGTATATGGTTACCTGAATATGAAATTGATTATCATAAATATGCTTATGGCAAAAAACATGATACTTTATTGTTAGAAAAGCATTTGAATTTATACAATGAGCAATATCAACAATTATGGAATGCTGACTTGGAAAACTTTTTGAATGTTGAGAGGTTAGAAAAATTTAATAATATAAAGGAAGTTGCATAATGAAAATTAAAACAATGATAGTAACTGCAATAGCTTTTTGGTGTTATGTAGCCTTATGTCTTTATGTAATGGGTAAGTTATCTGGATCAATATAATGGATAGGTTTTTTAGAATTATAGATAATGAAAGATTGCAAAGAAAGTTTACACAAAAGTTCTTTTATTGTGTAAAGTGGTTTTTAATAATATTTTATGGGTATTTTATATGTCGCTTACTCTAGTAGATGTATTAAAA